ATAGCAACCAGTTTACTGGTACAGGGTCGCAAACAGATTTTACTTTAACACAAGAAGTTGATGCTGATAAATCTTTTGTGTTTATACAGGGTATGTATCAAGAAAAAAGTACATATTCTATAAGCGGAACAACATTAACATTCACTACAGCGCCGCAAAGCGGTTACAGTATTGAAGTTATTACAGTGGGTGCGGTATCTGTATTTAATGACACTATTTATTTGGATAATTTTAGTGGAACAGGATCGCAAGTTGATTATACACTTTCAGCAAGTCCATCTAGTGAGAACGCTATTGATGTTTACATTAATGGATTGTATCAGCAAAAAGATACATTTAGTTTATCTGGTAGCACATTAACATTTTCAACAGCACCTCCAAATGGTTCAACTATAGAGGTTAAGTCAACAGCAGGATTGAATAATGTTGCTGTTAATAGTACAATGAACGCAGATTCATTTACTGCTAATGGTACTACAACTGATTATACACTATCAATTACACCTTCAAGTTTAGATTCTGTTGATGTATTTTTAAATGGTATATATCAAAATCAAAGTAATCTAAGTTTAACAGGTAATGTATTAACATTTTCAACTGCCCCTGTAAATGGTACTGCTATTGAAATTAAATCAATAGGCGGGCTAAACAATGTAACAGCAAGAAACAATGATGTTGTAATAGTGTCTTCTAATACAACTGCTGTTAAAAATACATTATATGTATTAACCGCAAATGTGACTTTAACCTTGCCTGCTTCACCAACTAATGGAGATAGTATTAAAGTTTCAAATAGATCAGGTGTTGCAACTTGTGTTATAGCAAGAAATGGAGAAAACATAATGGGTAGTGCAACAGATTTAACAATAGATAAATTAAACTCTGGATTTGAGCTTATATACGCTGGCTCCGCACAGGGGTGGGTATTAATAGGCGTTCCAGGACAATAATAAGGATATGGGAAATTTATCAGATTTTTTACCACTTTCAGGAGGCGGAGGCTTAACTCCAAAATTTGAAGAGTTTAACTCATCAGGCACATTTACCCCTACCCAAGCATTAATTGATGCGGGTGGTTATATAGAAATATTTTTAGTTGCTGGTGGTGCTGGTTGGAATAATAGTGATTACCAAGTTGCTGGTGGTGGTGGAGAAGTTATAATGAAAAAAATGTATTTAACGTCCACAACTGGTTGTGCAGTTACTATTGGAGCAGGTGGTTCCGCTGGGTCAAATGGTGGTAACAGTGTTTTTTCGGGTTCTTCTGCAGGAGGGGCCGACGTAACAGCTACGGGTGGTAATTCAAGCAAAGGTCAACAAAATAGTCAACTTGGGTCTACTCACTCATCATACGGTGGTAGCACAGTCACAAGCTGGTCAGCAGGCCCAGGCGTTTTTGGATATGGTGCAGGAGGAGCAATGGGCGGAGGAGATTTTTGTGCAGGAGTACGTATTGCAAAAGCGAATTCTGGTCAAGGAGGTGGTTACGCCCAAGTCGGTGGCTCAGGTTATTGTTTAATTAAATATTACGAATAAAAAAATGGAAAATCTAATAGCAACTATAAAAGAAGGTAAAGTAGACAATATTATAGTGGCATCTGACCAGTATGCTGCAAGTTTACCTGAACAAACAGTTAACGTAACAGGCAAAGAGGTTGGTATAGGATATGGCTATTCTAATGGTACTTTCACGCCTCCTGTAAAATCCCAAGAAGAACTTGAGACAGAAGCTAAATTCTGGAGAGATAATGAACTAAAGAAAACAGACTTTATCGTTCCTTTAACCGACTATCCTAACCACGCAGCTTGGATGACTTACAGACAACAATTAAGAGACTGGACAACAACAGAAGATTTTCCAAATACAAAACCAACAGCACCAGCTGAATTATAAATTGTAATTTTGCACTATGGCATTAACAAAACTAATAACAGATTTAATTGACGGTTCTTTAGGAACAGACTGGCAAGCTACTCCAAAAACAGCTAACTTTACAGCTGTAGCTGGGGAAGGTTATTTTGTTGATACCACAAGCGCTGCAATTACTGTAACACTACCAAGTAGTCCAACTACTGGAAATGAAGTTTCTATTATTGACTATGGGCTTAATGCTTCAACAAATAATATTAGAATAACATCAAGTGATAATATACAAGGCGCTACTAATGATTTATTATTATCTACAGACAAAGTATCAAAAACATTAGTTTATTCAGATGCTACTAAAGGCTGGTTAATTGCTAATGATGGAGCTGGAGCTGCTGCTGTGCCAGATTTAACAGTTGATTATTTAGTAGTTGCTGGTGGTGGAGCTGGGGGCGTTGGTGTTTCTAATAATGGTAATGGTGGAGGTGGTGGAGCAGGAGGTTTACGAACTTCTCATGGTTCTACATCTGGGGGAGGGGCATCTGCTGAATCTTCTTTAAGTTTATCAACAGCTACAAATTATACTGTTACAGTTGGTTCTGGAGGAACATCATCAACCTCTATATCTACAAATGGATCAAACTCAGTATTTAACACTATAACATCTATTGGTGGAGGATATGGAGAATTTAATGCAGGTTCATATAATGGAGGAAATGGTGGATCCGGAGGTGGTACAACTAACAATAGTTCTGATAATGGGTTAGGCACTGCAAATCAAGGATATGATGGAGGTACTTTTATTTCCAGTAGTGGTGATTATTATCCAGCGTCTGGAGGTGGTGGTGCATCTCAACAAGGATTTGGAGGGAATGGAAGTGTTGCTGGCGCTGGAGGAGATGGATTATCAGTGTCTATTACAGGGTCTGCTGTTACTTATGCTGGTGGGGGTGGTGGATCTGGAGGGCCAAATTCATCTATTACTGGAGGCTTAGGCGGAGCTGGTGGCGGTGGCAATGGCGGTTTAAATACTAGCGGTGCCGCTGGAGCTACTAATACTGGTGGTGGTGGAGGTGGATCACAAAATAGCATAACGAGAGCTGGAGGCGCGGGTGGTTCTGGGATAGTTATATTACGCTACCCAAATGCTTATACAGTTACTATTGGCGCTGGATTGACAGGAACAACCGCTACAGATGGCTCGGATAAAGTAACAACATTCACCGCTGGAACAGGAACAATATCATTTAGTTAATAAATAAAACATGGGATTTACTAAAGCTACATCTGACTATTTAGATTCTGGAGGAATAATTAAATGGATTACCACTCCAAAAACAGCAGACTTTACAGCCATATCAAAGGAAGGATACTTTGTTAATACTACAAGTGCTGCAATTACAGTTACACTTCCAAGTTCACCTAATGCTGGGGATGAAGTTTCTATAGTTGATTACGCTGGTACTGCTGATACAAATAACATAACAATAACATCGAATGATAATATTAATGGTGCTGCTGATGATAAAGTTATAAATTACGAAAGAGGTGGAGTATCTATGGTTTATGTAGATGCTACTCAAGGCTGGATAGCTTATAATGCTAACAATGAAACTGCTACAGCCTTAGCTGATGTACCGCTAACAATCGCTGTTGATTATTTAGTAGTTGCTGGTGGCGGTTCTGGAGGAGGTACTCGTAGTTTTGGAACAACTGCATCTGGTGCTGGTGGTGCTGGGGGTTTACGAACATCTTATGGTTCTACAACAGGAGGTGGTGGTTCTGCTGAATCATCATTATTTTTACAAGAATCAACAAATTATACAGTAACAGTAGGAGCTGGTGGAGCTGGAAATATTTCGCATGATAATGGTAATCCAGGTTCAAACTCTGTTTTTTCTACAATAACATCTACTGGAGGTGGATATGGTAGTGGAGGTAGTAATTCATCTGCTCAAGCTGGCTCTGGAGGTTCTGGAGGTGGTGCGCATTATGCTGGCACAGGAGGCGCAGCAGTAACATCCCCAGCTGTTCAAGGTTATGCTGGTGGAGATGATGCGTCATCTGAAAGAAATGGAGCTGGTGGTGGTGGAGCAGGCGCTGCTGGAGCAAATTCTATATCTAATGCTGCTGGAGATGGGGGTAATGGATTAGCTGTTTCTATAACTGGATCATCTGTATCTTATGCTGGCGGTGGTGGCGGTGGTGCTACTTTTACTGGAGAGGGTGGTTCTGGAGGAACTGGAGGTGGTGGAAATGGTGCTAATGGAAATACCTCTGCAATATCTGGCTCAAACAACACTGGAGGGGGAGGTGGCGGAGGTTCTGCCAGTGATACTTATGGATATGGCGCTGCTGGCGGCTCTGGTATAGTATCAATAAGATATCCTAACACTTACCAGGTAACAGTTGCAGCTGGTTTAACTACAAGCCAATTAAATCAATCAATAGGGGGAACGAGCGATAAAGTAACAACATTTACAGCTGGAACAGGAACAATAACATTCGGAGCAGCATAAAACATAAATAATAAAATATGGCACATTATAGTTTCTTAAACATGCAAAACATCGTCACCGAAGTAATAGTCGGTAAAGACGAAACAGATGGACCAACAAACTGGGAAATTCACTATGGTAATTTCAGAGAACAAGTTTGTAAGCGTACATCTTATAATACAAGAGGAGGGATATATTATGACCCTCAAACAGGACAACCTGCTGAAGATCAATCTAAGGCATTTAGAAAAAACTATGCAGGAATAGGATATACATACGATGAATCTCGTGATGCTTTTATCCCCCCAAAACCATTTGATAGCTGGACACTAAACGAAGACAGCTGCTTATGGGAAGCTCCTGTAACTTATCCAGATGATGGACAGCAATACTCTTGGAATGAAGAAACAACAAGTTGGGATTTAATAACAGAATAAATAAATAATTATGGCTTTAACTAGAGTAACATCAGCAGTATTAAATGACGATGCTGTATCATATGATAAACTTGGGGCTGAGTTTACAACAGCTGCTGCATTATCTGCAAGCGATGTAGACTTTAGTACAGCTCAAGTGTTCACTAAAACATTAACTGCAAACGATACATTGACATTTTCAAACGTATCAACTGGAATGGTAAAAGACCTTGTAATCACAGGTGACTTTACACTAGCTCTTCCAGCATCAGTTAAGGTTATATCTGGGACATATGATGGGACAGTATCAAACCTAATTCAAATAGTAGCAACCAACGGTGCAACTGAACAGTGGGCATCTATAAGTCAAGAAGCAGTATAATCATGGGAAAGAAAGCAATAAATAAAAACGGTATAATAAAAGTTTACGAAGGAGTACCTAAAGTTTTATACTCTTCGACAGGAACTTATTTAAATGCCTCTGCAATGACAGAAGGGCAATTAAGAGAGGTGGGATTGTTTGATGTTGTTATTCCTGATGGTTATGATTCAAGAATCCACGATCTGAGTCAAATATATTTTGATAGTGCCAATACACAATTTACTTACAACAAGACAAATAAAACTTGGTCACAAAGTTTAGATGAACTTAAAGAGCAAAAAATAGCTAACTTAAAATCATCAGCTAATTCTAAACTTGTAGAAACTGATTGGTATTACATAAGACTTACGGCATTAGGTACTGCAGTTCCGCAACAAATTATAGATGATAGAGCGGCAATAATGGCAACCGTATCTACAAAAGAAGCCGAAATTAATGCATTAACAACAGAAGCATCAGTTGTAACTTACGACATAAGCTTATAATATGATTGGTAAAAAATTAATAAATACAGGAGGCGCAGAAGCAGCTTTTCTTCCATCACAGCATTTTGATACTGTAACCTATACAGGTAATGGTGGAACTCAACGTATTGGTGGGTATATAAATAGAGGTGCTGCTTTTAATGGGCTACAAACATCTTCTGCTTCTTATATAGATATACCTTCTTCAACCACTTCTACTACCTCAACTGTTTCTTTTTGGATGAACACCACTGTAAAAGATTCTAATTTTGGCAGTATGTTTGATGCAGGTGGTGGTAGTTCAGTAAATACAGGTTTTTCTATTACAAGAGCACCTACAAGTGGCTATTTACAGGTTAATTTTACACACGGAATAGCAGGTCAGAATCAAACATTTACAGGAACAACTGATATTTGTGATGGTACTTGGCATCATATATCTTTAGTTATGGAGTCTGACAATACCTTTATTTGTTATTTAGATGGTGTATCTCATTTATCAGGAACAAGAACGTATTGGACAAGTGGAGATACTCATAATTTATCAAATAATAGATTAGGCACAAATGCAGGTAGTGTTGGTGCATCTTCTTATGGAGGCAAAATAGACCAAGTAAGAATTTTTAACAAAGCATTATCTTCTTCAGAAGTAACTACTCTATATGGGGAAACTGCTGCAAGTACATCTAAATCTGTAACAGATATATTTAATGATGATTCAGGTGTTGCTTTATACCAATTAGATGGTAACGCTAATGATACAGGTGGTGTAAGTGGTAAGTTTGGAAGTGCTGCTATATTTAATGGAAGTGGTTATATTAGCGGAACTTTAAATATAATAAAAAATCTTTCTTCAGATAATTTTAGTATGTCTTTTTGGGTAAAACCATCAAGCATTGGCGCTGCTCAATACATATTCTCAAATATGGCTCATTCAGGAGCAAGACATATATTTATTATTTTAAACACTAATGGCACAGTTGTTTTTAGAACAAGAAATGGAGGTGTAAGTGAAAATGATTGTTTATCAACAACTGTTTTATCAAATAATAATTGGTATTTAATAACCGCAACTTATTCAACAGCATCAGGGGGTAATTTATATATAAATGAAACTTTAGAAGATACCACAGGATACGTTGCATTAGATAGAGCATCCCATCAATCTTCAAATATTGGCAATTATTCTTTTACTAATTCAAGTAATTTTATAGGAAATATTGACCAAGTAAGAATTTATTCATCAGCATTAAGTAGTTCAGATGTAACTAATCTATATAATGAATCAAGTGTACCAACCGCTAACCTTGTTGCCCACTATAAATTAGATGGAGATGCAAGAGATGAGCAACAACAATATGATGGAACGGCTACTAACGTAATCTATGCTTATGATGGTACTGCTACAAACGTAACTTACCAAAAAGCTACAGATTTCCAACCTGATTTGGTTTGGATAAAGTCAAGGAGTAATCCAAGTTGGCACTCGTTACAAGACTCGGTAAGAGGTGCGACTAAAACTTTATTTTCTAATACAACTAACGCAGAAGTTACTTACACAGATGCACAAACATCTTTTGATTCAAATGGATTTACTTTAGGTGCAGATGTATCAGGTGGAAGTGTAAACGTTAATGGCAGAACCTACGTTGGTTGGTGTTGGAAAGCAGGAGGTGCAGCAGTATCAAACACAGATGGTACAATTACTTCGCAAGTATCAGCAAATCAAGCAGCAGGGTTTAGTATTGTGAAGTGGAATAATGCTTCAGGAACGAATCAAAGAATAGGACACGGATTAAGTTCTGCCCCTGAATTAATTATCTATAAAGCAACAGATGCAGCAACTAATTGGTATGTTGGAACGACTGCAATAGATGGTTCTATGGATGTATTAACTTTAAATACAACAGCAGCTAAAACAGATGATTCAGCAACATATCTTCCAACGTCAACTACGATTACAAACTTTAATTTTACAGGAAATTGGATTTCCTACTGCTTCCATTCAGTAGAAGGTTATTCTAAAATAGGGTCTTATACAGGGGCAACAGGTGGAGTTATTGTTGAAACAGGTTTTCAGCCAAAATGGATAATGATTAAAGACACTACTGATGGTGTAAATCACTGGGTTATTAATGATGCGGATAGAGATACATCAAACCCAAGAACTGCAATATTATTTCCAAATTTAAGTAATGCAGAAGGAGATAATATTGTTTTTGGTGTTAATTTTACATCAAATGGATTTGAAATACCATCTACTACAACATCAACTGCTTATAATAAAAATGGTAACACTTACATCTACCTTGCAATAGCAGCAGACCCTGATGTAACACAACCAGTTGTAGAGAATAGCTTTGACGTTGTTACTTATACAGGGAATGGTGGTACTCAAAGTATTGATACAGACTTTAAGCCTGATTTGGTTTGGGCTAAAGCAAGAAGTGCTGCTTATTCAAATGTATTAACAGACAGCGTTCGTGGTGCAGGGGCGCATAGTATATTTTCAGATTTAACTATTGCAGAAGACACATCTACATCTTATTTATCATCATTTGACACAAATGGGTTTACATTAACAAGTCAAAACGGATTAAATCAAAATGGTCAAACATACGTTGCGTGGGTTTGGAAAGCGGGAGACCACGATGACAACCTACCACAGATAAACACAAACGGAACTATAGATAGTGTTGTTAGTGTGAATGCTGCAGCAGGGTTTAGTATTGTTAAGTATAAAGGGAATGCGACTTCAGGCTCTACTATTGGTCACGGATTAAGTCAAGCACCTGATTTAATATTTATTAAAAACATAGATAAATCGGCTAATTACCATTGGACTGTTTATTCAAACACACCTTCAACAGGAGCTACTGGATTATTATACCTAAATTTAACAGAGCCGTTTACCGTAACAAGTTCAAGATTCAATAATACAACGCCAACAAGTTCTGTTATAACATTAGGTAATGATGGTACAGTAAATGAAAGCGGAGATGAACATATCGCCTACTGTTTCCATTCAGTAGATGGGTATCAGAAGATAGGGAATTATAGTGGAACTGGAGCAAGTGGTCAAACTATTACAACAGGATTTCAACCAAGATTTTTAATGGTAAAAGCATATAATACAGGTTCAAGTTGGTTTATTTTAGATAGTGTCAGAAATCCTAATAATCCAAGAAATTCTTATTTTAGAGCAGAAACAAATAATGCAGAAGCAAATGCGGGAGCAGGAGTGAATTTTTTAGCAAATAGTTTTGAATTTACAGGACAAGATTTTAACGATAGTGGAGTTAATTGGATTTATTTAGCAATAGCATAAACAATGGAAAATTAAATAAAATGAATTACATAAGAAAAATATCTGTAGGCGCTAATTATAAAGACGCCATGCATTATATAATAGATCAATCAGTTCTTGGTGGATCGTATATTATTTGCGATATTGCACAAGAAGAAGAAGGATATAGTGTTTGGGTTAAAAAAGATAAAGAATCGGTTAAGTGGAAGGAATTTAAAAACATTCCTGTAGTAATAGAATATAATATAAATTTAATATGACACCAAGATGGGACTATCTGATAAAACCATATGGAAAGCAATACAACAACACAAAGAAAATAGCGAACTTAGAGTTCACCGTGAACACCTCAATAGAGGATGCAACCTTTGTGAACAGGCTGGGCATTGTGTGTGCGGTGCCGAATGGTGGACAAATTCCACTGGATAGCATAGTTGTTGTTCATCACAACGTTTTTAGAACCTATCTGGATATGAAGGGTAGGAAAAGAAAGAGCAATGAGTATTTTCGTGATGAGCAATATCTCGTGAACCCTAATAGAATTTACATGTACAATGAAGGAGATGGCTGGAAAACTACTGAGGAATATTGCTTTATCAATCCTATTGACTATATACAGGATGGCGATTTATATAGGTCAGATAAAGAAAAAGAAGAACATGTGGGAATTGTAAAGCATGGTAAAATAAAGAACGTTCTAGAAGGAGATCTAATTGCTTTCACTAAAAACTCAGAATATGAGTTTAATATAGACGGAGAAAAGATATATAGAATGAAAAATAACGATATTTGTATTAAATTTAATTAAATGGTAAAAGAAACAATCAACGTGAAGTCTAATGGTCTTCGCAACGAGCTAAAAGAAATAAAAAATAGCATCGACAAACTAACTAACGCCATTATTATGGCACAAACAAACAAACGTAATGAGAAAGACAATGATAATTACAACTATCACATTGATGATGGTAAGTTGTGGAACACAACAACAACTAACAGAGAGTCAAAAACTAAAATATCGTGAATTGACAAGTAATATATGTACTGATCATCAACACGAAATCACACTAGCGCAAGCACTTTATTTACAGATGCTCAAAGCAAATGAATGACACTAAAGAGACTATATTAAGAGTAATATCTGCAGGAGAAAAAGCTGTAGATGAGCTTATAAAAGTTGCTGAAGAAAAGATTATTACAGGCAGAAAAGATGATGATCTGGCTGCTGATAGGTTAAAGAATGCTGCGGCAACAAAACGTTTGGCTATAGAGGATGCATTCGCTATTCTACAGCGCATAGAAAATGAAAGAAGTAAACTAAATGGCGAAGACGAGACTAAAGACAGTAAAGCAAAAGATAGCGGATTCCAAAGTTTCGCAGAATCTAGAGGACGAAAGTCTTAATCTTTGTAAAATCATAGATTGTATTCCAGAAAAAATCATTCTAAAGAAAAATAAAAACAAAGAATGGAAGTACGGATACAATTCTGAGTATGATATTGTCGTTATATCTAAAGACGGTACAGTTGGTTCTGTATTAGAAATACAAAATCTTAAAATAGCATTACCTCTGCAGCCAGAAAAAATATACGAAAGGAGTGCTAAAGAAGAGGAGCAGTACTGGGAGCCTTTTGAATACCCAAAAGAGTTGCAGAGGATCAAGACTATATTCCAGTGGAATGAATATCCAAATGCATTCAAGGAGTCATGGGTAGATTACATTGAGGATGAGTTTGAAAGAAGAGAGGGCGGTTATTGGTTTAAAAACAATGGCAATCCTACTTATATCACTGGCACTCATTATATGTACTTACAATGGACAAAAATCGATGTCGGTCATCCAGATTACAGGGAGTCAAACAGAATCTTTTTTATATTCTGGGAAGCTTGTAAAGCAGATAACAGATGCTACGGAATGTGTTATCTCAAAAACAGACGTTCTGGATTCTCTTTTATGTCATCATCAGAAGTCGTTAATCTTGCAACCATTACTTCAGATGCACGATTCGGTATTTTATCTAAATCAGGTGCTGACGCAAAAAAGATGTTTACCGATAAAGTCGTGCCAATATCAACGAACTATCCTTTCTTCTTTAAGCCCATTCAAGACGGTATGGATAGACCAAAAACAGAATTGGCATATAGAGTGCCAGCATCAAAACTCACTAGAAGATCTATATCGGACACAGAGAACGAAGAAATACTCACTGGACTCGATACAACTATTGACTGGAAAAACACTGGAGATAACTCTTACGATGGAGAAAAGTTGCGATTACTCGTCCATGATGAATCTGGAAAATGGGAACGTCCAGATAATATCCTCAACAACTGGCGTGTCACTAAAACTACATTAAGACTTGGTCGTAGAATTATTGGCAAGTGTATGATGGGGTCAACTTCAAACTCTCAAGAAAAGGGAGGAGGGAATTTTAAGATATTATATAGGGATTCAGATGTGTCTGAAAGGAATGCTAATGGTCAAACAAAAAGCGGACTATATAGTTTGTTTATTCCTATGGAGTGGAACTTTGAAGGATTTATTGACGCTTATGGTCAACCTGTATTTAGAAAGCCAGAAAATATTGTTTTAGATGCTCTTGGAGATGTTATAGAGGGGGGAGTATTAGATTATTGGGAAAATGAAGTAGAGAGCCTTAGAAGCGATTCTGACGCACTTAATGAGTTTTATAGACAGTTTCCAAGAACAGAAGGACATGCTTTTCGTGATGAAGCTAAAAATAGTTTATTTAATCTAACTAGAATATATGAACAAATAGACTTTAATGATAATCTTGAAAGGCAACGTGTTGTACAAAGGGGAGGGTTCTCTTGGAAGAATGGAATCAAAGACACGGAGGTTATATGGACGCCAGAAAAGAATGGAAGATTTTATGTGACTTGGATACCTCCACGAGATCTTAGAAACAGGGTTATACATAGAAATGGATTTAAATATCCTGGAAACGAGCACATAGGGTCTTTTGGATGTGACTCTTATGATATATCTGGAACCGTAGGGGGAGGAGGTTCTAATGGAGCTCTTCATGGATTTACAAAGACAAACTTTGACGGTCCTTCTAATATGTTCTTTTTGGAGTATATATATAGACCTCAAACGGCAGAGATTTTCTACGAGGATGTTCTTATGGCAATGGTATTTTATGGTATGCCTATTCTAGCTGAAAATAACAAACCTAGACTTTTGTATCATTTAAAAAATAGAGGATATAGAAGATGGAGTATAAACAGACCAGATAAACATACAAATGATTTATCTAAAGCAGAAAAGGAGCTTGGTGGTATACCGTCCTCTCCTTCAGTGATTTCCATACACGCAGAAGCTATAGAAAGTTATATAGAAAACAATGTTGGATTTAGTGACGAGGGAACTGGAAAGATGTACTTTACAAGAACTTTACTTGATTGGGCAAACTATGATATTAATAATAGAACAAAGTTTGATGCAACAGTAAGTTCAGGATTGGCTATCATGGCAAATCAGAAGTATGTCCTTAAGCCTCAAAAAAATAGTATAGAAATAAATGTTAACTTTGCAAAGTATAATAATGGAGGCATAGTTAGCTCTATTATAAAGTAAAAATATGCAAGATTCTTCTGGGAGATATACTATAGGATTTCCAAATCAACTAGCGTCTGATGCAGAAAAAGCATCTAAACAATATGGCTTAATGGTAGGACGTGCTATTGAGTCTGAATGGTTTAGAAAAGAGGGTGGTCAATCTAGGTTTTACAACAATAGAGATACATATCACAAGCTTAGAACTTACGCTATGGGCGAACAGTCTGTGCGTAAATATAAAGATGAACTTGCTGTCAATGGAGACATATCTTATCTAAACTTAGACTGGACTCCAGTTCCTATTATTCCAAAGTTTGTTGACATTGTAGTTAATGGAATAACAAACAGGCTTTTTGATATTAAAGCGGAAGCTGTAGACCCAATATCGTCAAACAAAAAAGCAATGTACAAAAATCGCATTCAAACTGAAATGCGAAATAAAGAAGATTTTGAAGAAATAGGAGCGTTGTTAGGGAAGAATATGTTTTCTACTCAACCAGACATGCTGCCAGAATCTGACGATGAGTTAGAGCTTCACATGAAAATCGACTACAAAGATGATATTGAAATAGCTGAAGAGAAAGCTATTGAGACTACTTTGAAATACAATAACTACGAATTAACCAAAAAACGTGTAGATGAAGATGCTACAGTTCTTGGTATATCAGCAATAAAGCATTCTTTCAATAGACATGAAGGGGTGAAGGTTGAATATGTTGATCCTTCTGATTTGGTGTACAGCCCAACAGAGGATCCTTATTTTGATGACTGTTATTATTTTGGTGAAGTTAAGAATGTAAATATCACTGAATTAAAGAAAATAGATCCATCACTAACGCAGGCAGAAATAGATGAAATAGCTAAATCTTCGTCTAAATTTGATGCTTATCAAGGAATGCGTGGTGGCTATAAGACCGATAACTTTGATTATAACACAGCTACATTGCTGTATTTCTGTTATAAGACGGACAAGAATATCGTATATAAAAAGAAAAAAAACGCCTACGGAGGAGATAGGGTATTGAAAAAAGACGATCAATTCAATCCACCCAAGACAGAGCAAGCTCGTTTTGAAAAACTATCTAAAAGAATTGACGTATGGTACGAAGGTGTTCTTGTTCTAGGAACAAACAGAATCCTGAAATGGGATGTAATGAAAAACATGGTGAGACCGAAAAGCTCGATGGAGAAAGTATACGCTCCATTTATTGTAAGTGCACCAAAAATGTACAGGGGTCAGATTGATTCACTTGTTAAAAGAATGATTCCTTTTGCGGATCAAATACAATTATTACATTTAAAATTACAGCAGGTTGCTGCTAAAATGATTCCAGATGGAGTTTTTATTGACATTGATGGACTTAGTTCTATTAATTTAGGCAATGGAAACACGTATTCTCCACAAGAGGCTTTGAATTTATATTTCCAAACTGGATCAGTTATAGGTAGAAGTCTTACGGAAGAGGGAGAATTTAATCACGGCAAAGTTCCTATTCAGGAATTAACCTCATCTGGAGCAAACGCTAAAATATCTTCCCTTATAAACGTATATAACTACAATCTTAATATGTTAAGGGGCGTGACAGGCTTAAATGAAGCTAGAGATGGTTCTATGCCAGATTCACATGCTTTAGTAGGTGTTCAGAAGCTTGCTGCACTAAACTCAAATACTGCAACAAGACACATTTTAAAATCAGGGATATTTATAACACAGAGACTTGCAGAGTGTGTTAGTTATCGTATATCTGACATATTAGAGTATTCTGATATGAAAGAAGACTTTGTTAAAAACATTGGCAGGCATAGCGTTGAAATACTTGAAGAGATTAAAGAGCTTCATTTACACGATTTTGGAATTTTTATTGAATTACATCCTGACGAAGAAGAAAAACAGATGCTTGAGCAAAACATCCAAACATCTTTATCTGCTGGTAAAATTGATATAGATGACGCAATTGATATTAGAGGCATTAAAAATGTAAAAATTGCCTCACAATTGTTGAAAGTTAGAAAAAGACGCAAAGAAAAACTAGACAATAAACGTCAACAAGAAAACATTGCGTTACAAGCTGAGGCTAATCAACAAGCTGCTTTAACGGCTGAGCAAGGCAAACAACAAACAGCACTAGCTAAAATGGAGGCTGAGGCTAAAATAAAACAACTTGAGGCTGATCTTGAAATGCAAAGAATGCAACAGGAGTTTTATTTAAAATCAGAACTTATAAAACTTCAGAAGGGCATTGAAGGACAAATAAAGTCTACTGAAATGCAACTTCAAATGGAAAAAGACAGGTACAAAGAAGATAGAAAAGACGGTAGAACTGCGAAACAAGCTACCCAACAATCAAAATTAATTCAGCAGAGACAACAGGATTTAGATCCAATTGACTTTGACGGCAGGGATTCATTAGGCTCAGGCATAGAGGGAATCGTAGGCATTGATTAATTTTATAATTTTGCATAATAATTAAATCTAATTTATATGGAATGGAAAGTAAGGGCGTTGGATAACGATGGTAATCCTATTGAGCCAAATCAAGAAACTGTACAAGAAGAGGTGCAAGAGCCTGTTCAAGAAAGTGTACAGCAAGAGATAGTAGAAGAAACAACAGAAGAACAAGAGGTTGTAGCGGAAAGCGAGCCATCTGTTGAGGAAAAAATAGAAGATAAAGTTATAGAAAAGCCTTTCGAGCTTGACGATAATAGTATCTTGAGTTATTTAAAGGATAGACACAACTTAGAAGTTGAGTCTATTGACGTTCTTAAAAATACTGGAAAAAAACAAGAGCAATCTTTACCAGAAGATATTGTTAAGTTTATGGAGTACAAGAAAGAGACTGGACGTTCTTTCGATGACTATGCTAGACTACAACAAGACTGGTCACAAGTCGATGAGACAACACGTTTGCGAGAATATTATAAGCAAACAAAGCCTCATTTAGATATAGATGAAATTGATTATTTAATCAAAGAAGAGTACAGCTATGAT